GGAAGGAGTTGGAGTCCAGCAGTTTCGCGGGGTCCGCTCCGGCGCCGGAGGCTGCCTTGAAGATCGCGAGTTCGCGGGCGGTGTTGGCCCGGGCTTCGCGTTCGGCGGCGAGGTCGGCGGCGACCTTGGCCGGGTCGGGCTGTTCGCCGTCTTTGGTGAGGCCGAGCTTCTGCAGGAGTTCGTTGCGGGCTTCGTCGGCGGCCTGCTTTTTGGCGTTGATGCGTTCGTCGCCGTTCTGGCGGCGGAGCTTTTCGATCTCGGCACGGGCGGCGGCGGGGTCATCCCACACGGCAGGCGCGGGTGCTGGTTCTACCGGGGCCGGTTCAGCCGGGGGGGTCTGCGGCTCTGCCGGTTCGGCGGGTGCTTCTGGGGGTGTTGCGCTCATGGTGTCCTCCCGGGACGGTGGTGAGAGTGGTTATTTGTTGCCGAGGTTGGTTTGTTCGCGGCGTGCCCGTCGGAGCATGCCGGTCGCTTGGGTGTGGGCGCGGACCAGTGCCTGCGCGGCCCGGACCTGACGGCCTGCGGCGGCGCGTTGGGTGTCGGTGATCGCGGCGGCCTGCACCTGCCGGTGCTTGCGGACCTCACGTTCGAGGGCGCGGAGTTTCTGCGTGTCCCGGTAGCGCTGCTCGTCCCGGGCCGTCCACTGATTCGGGACCAGCTTGGTGACGCCGGGCAGGTACGCGGTCAACGTGTGTTTGCAGTTCGGGTGGAACAGGCCCGCGGCGGTGGCGTCCTCGATGGTGCCGGCGACCTCGAAGGTCACGGGCTCATTCGTGGCGGCGTCCGGTTCGGTCACCAGCCCGGCTCCCCGGTCGGCGAGGACCCGGCCCTCCCACGGGGCACACAACGGGCACGGCCTGCCGGTCGTGGAGGGGGTGAAGTAGTGGATCCCGGCGAGGGTGAGGCGTTCCCGGTGCGAGGCGTTGTACGCCCGCTGGGTCGCGGTCCTCACGGCCATCTCCACATAGGTGGCGAGGTTCCACTCCCGGCCCTTGGCGTCGGTGAAGCCGGTCACGCCCTTGGCGGTGAGTTCCCGCCACGCCTGCGCCTGCGCCTCCGCCGGGGTGGCGGCGTTCATGGTGCGGTGGATGATGTCCCGGGCCGGGTTGATCTGCGCGAGCGCCCCGCCGGTCGTGGCAGCCCTATAGGCGTCGTCCCCGTAGCGGGTGATCCGTTGCGCGGCCGCTGCCAGCCGTGACGCGAGGTCTTCGGCGATGAGCCGGGACGCGGTCACGTTGTGCGGCATGATGTCCGCCATGACCGAGCCGTGGAAGTTGTCCACCCGGCGTTCGAGCGCCCTGACTTCGCGGGCGGCGGAGGCGTTGCCGTTGCGGGCCGCCGTGTCAGCCACCTGATCGGCCAGGGCGTGGACCTTGGCGAGGACCTCGGCGGAGACGTTTCGGGACAGGCCGGTGAGCCTGCCCCGCAACGAGGGGACCAGGGCCGGGTTGGCGATGGCGGCCTTCACCAGCACCGCCGACCCGGTCACGAGCCGTTGCTCGGCGGCGGCGAACACCACCACCGTCGCGGCGGAGAGCCGGTCAACCGTTGACGGCAGGGACTCCGTCTCCTGCTGGGGCTGTGCCATCGGTCATCCCGTCCTCGTGGGCGTACATCGGATCCGGCAGCGCGGCAGGCAGTGCGGCGGCACGTGCGGCCACAATGAGCGCCACCTCCTCCTCGACGTCGTCCTCGTCCCAGTCCGGGTGAACCATGCCGACGATGACCTTGTCCGAGGCGGCGTCCGCGGCACGGAGCGCCTGCACGGTCTGCGCAATGGACAGCGGCGATTCCTGCACCCCGTCGGGGAACAGCACGTCCGGGGCCTGCACGGTGAGCGGGGTCCCGAACAGGGCCTGATCGACCGCCAGGAGCTTCTCGATGACCTGGGCGATGGCGGGGCGCCAGAGCCGGATCTTCCGGTCCCGGGTCAGGAGGGAGCGCTGCTGTTTCGCCTCGACCTCGGTCGCGGTCTTGATTCCGCCGCCGCCGTCGTAAATCCCGAACGTCTCGGACGAGTAGCCGGCCATTTGCAGGATGTCCTGCACCAGCTGCGCGGCGGTCGCCTTGTGCTCTTCGACGCGGATATTGAACTGGACCTGCTCGATCTGGTCGGCGAGTTTCGCGTCCGCCGCGCCGAGCATGTTCATGGACGCGTAGGCTTCCTGCTCCGCGTTGAACGCCGAGCCGTTGCCGGTGCCGACGTTATCCAGGAGGGACTTCGCGATCATCAGCCGCGACTTGCCCAAACGGACGTCGCGCATCCAGGACGTGTAGACCTCATCGAGGGCGTCCATGAGCTGCTCGACCCCGTCAAGGTCACTCCGACCCAGGTGGCGGCCGTGCTGGTCGGTCCGCCAGCGCCGGTTCGGGGACTGGTTCGGCACGTACACGACACAGAGGCCGTCGGAGCCGGAGTCGATGGCGCCGAACGCGTTCACATGGGCCGCGAGCCCTGCCGTGGCGGGCAGTTCGGTGAGGGGGATGGGGTGGCCGAGCTTGTCCTCTTCGCCCTCGTACAGGCCGTGCAGGATAATCCCGGTGCCGTTGTCGGTGGTTTCGTGGCGTTCCAGGTGCCGGTAAACGCGCTTGCCGTCCCGGGCGACGACCTGCCAGAACGTCACCGCGGTCAGCCGGCCCCAGGTGAATTCGGGGATCGCCTGGTCCGCGTCCACATGGGTCAGGAACGGCGCGTCCGGGGAGACGGTGTCGTCCCAGGTGACGCGCAGGTACACCCCGCCCAGTGCGGCGGCGACCTCGGCGGCCTCCGCCAGTTCGGTGTGCAACCCGTCGTCGCAGAGCACGTCAAGCCGGGCCTGGGTGGTCTCGTCCTCCACCTTGAGGGTGATCTGGTCGGCGAAGAGCAGGTCAGCGGAGGCCTGGCAGAGTTCGGCGGCGATCGGAACGTGCAGCTTCACCCGCCGATCCGGACCCCTCGACGCCTCACCCCAGAACCAGCGGGTCAGGGCCCGGCCCACGGTGGCACGGAACCCGCCATGGTCGGAGGCGAAGAACCCGGTCGCGGTCGGGTCAGCACCCGACGCCCCCCCATACACACTGGAGAGCTGGTCGGAGTCCCCGGCGTACCAGGCAGACCACACACCCATCATCGGCAGGGTCCGGCCCACCTGTGCGGGCGGCCATGCTTGGGTGGACTGTGGCAAAGCCATGGTGTGCGCTCCTAAGCGGTGAGTTCGTTGCGCCAGATGGCTTCGGTAGTGGCGAGGGCGTAGCGGCCGGTGTCGAGGCTGTCGTCCTTGGCCTTGTCCTTGTTGGGCTTGTCCTCGCCCCGTTCGGACGCTTTGGTATCCCACACGTAGTCGGTGACCTCATCGATCCAGCCCTGGCACCGGTCGGTCACGACGAGCTGCTCACGGGCCAGCAGGGACGAGACGAGCCCGATGCCGTACATGACGTCCTTCTTCGCGCCCTGCGTGGCGAGCCCGTCGTGGAAGAGTTCCTGCCGGAAGTCCGCGGCGGCGGAGTCGACAATCACCCATTCAGGCCTCAGGGTGAGTTGTTCGGGGTGGTGCGGCTGGTTCAGCCACGCCCGGATGGTCTTGGACTGCTGGGACGGGGACTGGCGGATCTGGTTCACGGCCACGTCGATGCGCAGCTCATCGACGAAGTACAGTTTCCGGTCATACCCGAGCCCGAGCAGGAGGACGGCTGTCGGGTGCTGGGTGCCGAAGTCGATGGACGCGCACAGCATGCGTTTGAGCGGGGGCAGACGCTCCCACGGGATCACATGCTTGGTCGGGTCCCACATGTCGTAGACGGCGCCCTCGGCGTTCGTCCACAAGCCTTTGATCATCCGGTCGTAGAACACCCCGGTGTAGGAGGCTTTCATGTCCGCGATGTACGCCGGGCCGGGGTTGCCGCCCTCGAAGTACATGGGATTGTCGTCCATGGTGAAGTGGAAGACGAGCATGTTCTTCGCCGCGGCGTTCAGGATCCAGTCGAGCCGGAGCCAGTGCCGGGTCGAGCCGGGGTTCGTGGTGGCCAGCAGTCTTGCGCCGGCGACGCGGAGGCGGGAGACGAGCATCTCCCAAAACCCCGGCGGCAACAGCGTGGCTTCGTCGACGTAGGCGAGCTCCACGGTCGAGCCGCGGATCTTCTCCTCCGAGCGGGAGTCGTTCGCCCCGACCAGGTGCACCTCTTTGCCCAGGATGAGCGCGACCCCGGAACCCTTCGTGTGCACAATCTGGCGGGACAGTTCCCCGAAGAGCCGGTCATCCATCAGCGGGGCCAAAATGTTCCGCTCAATGGTCTGCAGCGTCTTGCCCACGATGATGATCAGGCCCGTGCCCTTGCACAGCCGGACCGCGAACAGGAACGCGAACAGCGACGCGATGGTCTTGCCGGCACTGACGGCGCCGACCCAGAGGGCGATCTTCGCCCGCGTCGACTCCACCACCGAAGAGACCTGCTTGTGCGAGAGTGGCGGCGGCGTCACTTCCCCGCCTCATACGCCGACGCAAAACCGGCCATCAACTTATCAATCACCGACACAGCACCCGAGGACTGGTCCGCGGACGCCTTGTCGTAATCCTCAAGCTTCGCGGCCGACGCCGTCGCCGTACTGACCGACTGGATCAGGGTCTTCCGATCATTCGGCGGGACAAAGTCCAGCACATCCTCATGATCGGCACCGCCCTGGCCCTTCACCAGCGTCTTGAACTCCGAACCCTCCAGGTCATCGAGGATCTTCTCCGCCTGCCCGTACAGCCGGTGCATGATGTTCGCACGGCGCAGCTTCCCGTCCACGACCTTGGCCTCAACAGCCGCACGCGTGGCCTCGGTTCGTACCGTTCGTACGCCAGCGTTCTTGGCCCATGATGCGACGGTGGTCTTGGGGATGCCGAAGCGTGCGGTGACGGCTGAGGGTCCGTGCGTTTCGTAGAGCGCTAGGGCTTCGGCGCGTTGCTCCGGCGTGTACTTTGCTGCTGGCACAATGCGCTCACCGCCTTATGTGTGATTGTTGGGATTCAGCCGCTATTGGTTATGCTGCGGCGGGGAAGTGAACGGGCTTGGGGGTGTTCGCGAATCCCGCTCCACTCTTACGGGAGTATGTGGCGCCGCAGTTGCACTTGTTCCAGTCGCACGTCACGGAGGCACAGTGTGGTTTGGCTGTGAGTGCGCCGCCGGGCTTCTTGCATGAGGGGCAGGTCGGCTTCATGGTTCCTCCGGGGGTTATGCGGCGAGTTCCATGCCGTCGATGAGTGCGACGCCGTTGCGGATGCGGTAGACGGCGGGCCATGATTCGGTGTCGTTGTAGTAGGCGAGCCCGAACCCTTGCTGCCAGTTCTCCACGATGCGGACTGCTGAGCCGTCGGCACCGATGGCCCCGTTGACCGAGGGGACGGCCCCATCTACGCGGCAGAGGCATCCGGGGTTGGCTGAGTAGGACTCGATAGCCTCGCCGCGGGGGCCGATGACGCTGTGGTAGGTGATCTCTACCCGGTGAGTGTGCCCTGCCCAGGTGTTGAGGTGCGGGACCTGGTGGACGTATTGGGCGGTGGTGCTGCCCTTGCTGTTCGCCTTGGTGCCGTGGATGTTGCGGGTCGTGTCGTTGTCCCAGTCGGTCGCGGCGGGGTAGGCGTCCACGTACCGGATGCCCAGCTCATCGAGCCGGAGCAGGGACGGCAGGCTCATGACGGGCCATGATTCGGGCATGTTCGCCCGTTTCAGTCCGAACGCGGCGAGGGCGTTGGCTTCGATGAAGTTCTGCATGCGCTTGTCATGGTTGCCTTCGATGACGATGATCTCGGCTTCGGGGCACATGGCGCGGAGTGTTGCCAGGAACTTATGCCCGGCGTCGATCGCTTCTTGCGTGGTGCTGGCGAACGCTGCCTCTTGGGCGAACCGGCCCTGTGAGGCGAGGTCCAGGAAGTCGCCGAGGATCTGGATCTTGTCCGGCTGCATCTTGTACGCGGCCCGGGCGAAGACGTCCATGGCCTTGGCGTCGTGGAACGGGTCGAGGGTGCCGTCGGCGAGGCGTCGGAACCCTATCTGCGTGTCAGCACCCTTGAGGGCGAGCTTCATGCCGCGGACGGGCTTGGCCGGCTGGGCGGCGATGGTCACCTGGACGGGAGCGGCCCGTTGGATGACGGGCCACGCTGGCGCACCGTCGCCCGCCTCGGTGATCGGGCGGACGTTGTTGAGCTTGTTCCAGAACCCGGAGCCGGTCGCGTTGGACGTCCAGCCCCAAGAAAACGTGACCTTGGACGGGTCCTGCCCGGTGGAGCGGATGAACGCGCAGTAGTCCTCGAACCCCCAGGGGCGTTTGCTGAACCGGGTGTAGTTCGATGAGCCGTCGGCGTTGTGCGTCTCCGACTCCCCGGCCTCGGGTGTCTCCACCGCGTAGCAGACGCATTGTTCGGCGCGGTGCCGGCGGATCGTCCGGTCCCCGACCTGGTAGCCGAGGTCTTCGGCGTGCTGCCGGGACGGGGCCGCCGTGTCGATGCCGGGGAAGCCTGTGATGAGCTGTGCATATTTGCAGACCGCCACGGTTCCCCCTTACTGGGTTGGCACTACTTGCGAGCCCGCTGTGTACGTCTCGCGTTACTTGACCGGGGTGCTTTCGTGCCAGTGAGATGGTCGGGAGTCGAACCCGCGAGCCATAAAGGCCCTGAACGTTGAAGTTCCCTGATCGCGCCACTAATCAGGACACCGCATCTCGTCCGCGTATTTGTTGAGCCGCGCACGGTCGCGGCCATCCTTGGTGCCAGACCCGGGGAGTTCTGCAGTCTCCCCGGGCCCGACGGAGCCAACCTCTTACCCAGGGTTGGCGCTGGGGAACGACGAAGCCCGCCGGCGTGGGGGACGCTGGCGGGCTTCAAGTTCGCAGGTGCGCGGGTGGGGTCTCAGCCACTTCTTGCACTCTAAGAACATCTTAGGGACAGGAAAACGGAAAAGCAAGGAACACTACCCAACTTTTTGGGCGTGTCGCGTCGTGAGGTAATACTCGCGGATCGAGGCGGGGGAGTGCTTGCCGTCGGGGCCGGGGACCAGTTGCCCCCGCTGTACCCACTTCTTAGCCCGCTCCAGCGGGATATTGACGGACCCGTGGGCCTTGAGTGCCCGGAGGATTTCCGGGAGCGTCCCGCGCACGTGCCACGCCTGCCCGATGAGATCGTCCTGGCGCTCCCTGACGTCCACGGTGGTCCCGCAGGTCCGGCAGCGGCCGAGGGCGGCGCCGGTGATCGCGAGGATGGTATCGGTGCAGCGGATGCCTTCGAACCATGCCCCGCAGATGCCGAGGCTGATCTTGTCGGCGGCCCGGTCCGTGGCCCTGCGCGCTTCGGTCATGGCCTGGGCGAGTTCGTCCAGGAGTTCGTACGCCCATTCGGCGAGCCGGACCTTCTCAATGTTGGCGAGCAGGTAGGAGGCGACGTCTTCCGTCTTGACGAGGACGAGGTACGCCCGGCCCTCCAGTTGGGTGGCCCAGCCGGTGAGGACTTCGCGGAGTTGTTCGTACCGGTCGAGGGCGTCGAGGTTGATCGGGGGGCGGGAGCCTGCCGGTCCCCCGCCGCCGATGCTGTCGGCCCCTTTGTCCTGCCGGGCCATGGTGGTGCGTAGTTCGCCGATGACGTTGTCC